GAAGGAAACTGATAAGAAATCTTCGGATTCTGATAAAGTAAATCCTGATGAAAAATCTAATAAACAAACTGGTGGTCATACTGATGACAAGTTGAAAGAACCTGAGATTCTTACTTCTCAAAATTTAGAAAATGCTATTAAGAATCTCAATGATGCAGAATCTGAAGAAATTTCCTATGTCGAAATTCCGAAAATTGATTTGAAAAAACTTATTGTGTCTCCAGAAAAAGTTCATAGTGTTATTAATGAGCATAATAATTATGCCATTTCTAATGATTCATACGCAGCCGAATATTATGCAAAGATTGATTCTGCCTATGTAAAATTTAAAAAAAATATTCAAAAAGAAGTAAATTATCTAGTAAAGGAATTTGAATGTAAAAAAGCTGCAGATTCATATGCCAGAGCATCAACTTCCCGAACTGGAGTTTTAGATACTAGGAGGATTCATACCTATAAGTATAGTGATGATTTATTTAAAAAGGTAACTACCTTTGCTGATGGTAAAAGTCATGGATTGATTTTTATTCTAGATTGGTCTGGATCTATGGATAAAGTTATGCTCAATACAGTTAAGCAACTGTTTAATATAATTTGGTTCTGTAAGAGAGTTGGAATTCCCTTTGATGTGTACGCATTTACTGAAGAGTATTATGAAATTGACCCTGTAGGCTCCTACCGACTTCCGAAAACCAATTCATATAAGAAAGCCGAAAATCTACTCAATATTGGCCCAGATCTTAATTTACTTAATCTCATTAGTAGTAAGTGTAATTTGCAAACTTTAGAAACTCACATGAAAAATGTGTATAGAATGGCACACGAGTTTAATAATACTAGCTATAGTAACAGGTACTTTACTCCTTCTCAGCTCAGTCTTTCGGGAACTCCCTTGAATGAATGCTTAGCTTGTCTTCATGAATTAATTCCAGAATTTAATAAGAAAAACCGAGTTCAAAAACTTCACTGTATTGTCTTAACCGATGGTGAGGCAAATAGTTCAACTTACCATAAAGAATTTGAAAGAACCTCTCCGGATGGAACCCCAATCAGATATTTTGGAGTAAATTATTTTGGGATAAATTCTGTTCTTAGAATTCGCAAGACTGGAAGGACTTATAGTGTTAATAAAAATTCTTTGGGACTTGGATCTTCCGCAGGAGTAACTAAATGCATTATTGACTCTCTTCGAGGCAGTTATCCCGAAACTAGTTTTATTGGAATTCGCCTTCTTAGTGCCGGAGATTGCTCTCATTTTTACCGCAACTACTTTGAATATGGAGAAGCTCAGGATGCCGCACGAGAAGAGTGGAAACATGAAAAGTCTATTACAATTGTTGATAGAGCGGGATATCACAAATACTTTGGAGTCCCAGCAAATAGTCTTTCAAATAGTTCTACAATGGTAATAAGTCCGTATGCTACTGAAATTTCAAAAACAACTTTAACCAGTGCATTTAAAAATTCGCTAAATGCTAAAAAGATGAATAAAAAATTTCTTAATGAACTTGTAGAACTTATCGCATAATATAAATACTTAAAATATTAGTTCAAGTTCATGAATCTTGTAGAATCTTATTTTAATGTCTACTCTCATACAAATTTTGATCAGGATTTGTATGAGGTACTTTTAGAAATTTGTATATCTCAACAGCTTTTTGAAACTGTAGAGGAATGTGAATATTTTTCTGAACAATTAGTTGTTGAGGATTTAACACTTCAATTTTTAGGTGATTTTACTGAATCCTATGGTCTTGACATATCAGATTTTCTTGAAGAGGCAGCAGCAGGAATAGTTGCTAGACTTGGTTTACAAGCAACTAGGGGAGTTGTTAATGCTCTTAGCAAATCCGGTAGAATGAAGGTTCCTGGCCTTGATGGTGGAGCTTTGGGTAGACAGGCTGTGGAGAGAGGTGCTAATGTAGTTAAGGGTGCCGCAGCTTCTAGCTCTGTCCGATCTGCAAGAGCAGCTAGAGGTCCTGAAGTAGAATTTCAAAAGCCTGGCAAGTATCTTGATATGCTTAAGGCAAAGACTCCAACCGCTGGACCCCCAGCAGCTAAGCAACCCTCACAACAGTCTATAGATGCTAGAAACTGGATGAAGCTTAGTAAGGCAGCAGAACCCTATGTGCCAGCTAAGCTTAAGCCAGCTCCACAACCTAAAGTGGATTTATTCAATATGCCAGCTAAAACTACTGGTGAGGCCCCTGGCCCTCGTTGGCAAGATTGGAAAACTGTTGGTGGTGCCTCTGGTCCCCGTCCTGGCAAAACAATTCGTGCTACTGGTCCAACTGGCAATTTTCCACAACTTGATAGATATATTAATAGACCAGCTACTGGCCCATTAACTACATCAACCCAGGCCTTGAATATTGGTAGAGGACTTAGAGCAGCCGCTACACTTGGACTTGGCGCAGCAGCTATGCAATCCTCTACATCATCTAAAGATACTCCAAGCACTACATCTACTGATAAGTATAATACTAAGGATACTGACGATACTGTGCGTAGTCGTTTAGCAGTTGGTCCAAAAATTGTTGGTCCAAAAATTGTTGGTCCTAAGAAGGTTGGAACAGTTGCTCAAGCATTTGACAAAGAGTATGCTAAGCAAAAATCTTCTGGGGCTAAAGGCTTTAGTTTTAAAGGTAAGCAGTATACTACAGATTCTTATGATCCCTTTGATATTGTCATGAATCATCTTCTTGATGAGGGATATGCTGATAGTGTTGAGGGGGCTGAAGTTATTATGCGTAATATGAGTGAAGAGTGGAGAGTGAGTATTGTTGAACAATCAGAACCTGTGGAACAAAATTATAGATCTTATGATAAAAGAGATCGTGGTGGTTCCAAAAAGGATCATAAAAACGCCTTAGAACTGCAGAATTTAATACGTTCGGTTCAAGGTAGTTCAGTTAAAAAATCTGCTTGAATCCACTTTCCAAACTGTCACACCGGGGGCTCACAGCCCCCGTTTTTGTTTTATTATTAGCTTGTTGAACAAACACACTATTGATGACTCTCAAAATCATGATGAACGACGATCAAATTTTTCAAGATCTCAAAACCAATTTTGGCCCAGAAATTACCTCTGGGGATATTCGAGGATATTGTGCTTCTAAAAATATTTCGTATCCTACTGTAACTCGTCGCCTTGAGCAGTTTAAAGTTGGACACGGTAAGTGGAATTTGGAGGTAACTTCTGAAGTGGTAGATCAAATCGAACAGGCATACGTTTCTCCTTCAGCTGTGCCAGCTATTGAACAAAATCTTATTCCGGGTAAAGATGCTAATTTCGTCAGCTTTGGTAACTTTTCGGATATTAAAAAAATTATTTCTTCTCGCCTTTTCTACCCTGTCTTCATTACTGGTCTTTCTGGTAACGGAAAAACTTTTGCTGTGGAGCAAGCTTGTGCTCAGCTTAAGCGTGAATTGATTCGAGTAAATATCACAGTTGAAACTGATGAAGATGATCTTATCGGTGGATTTCGACTGGTTGATGGCGATACTGTTTGGCATAATGGCCCAGTCATCGAAGCCCTTCAACGAGGTGCTGTACTACTCCTTGACGAAATTGATCTTGCTTCAAATAAAATTCTATGCCTTCAACCTATCTTGGAGGGAAATGGTGTATTTTTGAAAAAGACTGGTCAGTTTGTTAAGCCCGCACCAGGATTTACCATTCTTGCTACTGCCAATACTAAGGGTAAGGGTTCGGATGATGGTCGTTTTATTGGAACTAATGTACTCAATGAGGCCTTCCTGGAACGATTCTGCGTTACCTTTGAACAAAAATATCCAGCTGTAGCAACTGAAATTCGTATTCTCACCAAAATGGCGGTAAGCCTTGGTATTGAGAATTCAAATGACTTCTGTAAAATGTTGGCAGATTGGGCAGATGTAATTCGTAAAACTTTCTATGATGGTGGTATTGAAGAAATTATTTCCACTCGTCGCTTGGTGCATATTGTTCGGGCATATTCGATATTCAAAAATAAGTCCAAAGCAATTCGTTATTGTATTAATCGATTTGATGATGACACTAAAACTTCCTTCTTGGAACTGTATGATAAAGTCGATGCATCATTCGTTTCTGATGAAAGTGCTGAGCAAAATGAAACCGTAGATGATTCTTCGGACACGGTTGACAGCAGCGTATCTTTTTGATATAATACGGGGAGGCTTGACCTCCCAATTTTCTTTGCAATTAACTATGGACAATACAAACAATTTTTGGAAATATGAGGAAGACAAAACTCTCAAAGAAATTGAGAGTTATATTGTCGGAACCTACAATTCTCACTACGCATCTGAAACCTCTAAAGTTCAGGTTCTTGATATTATTGATGCCATTGGTGATGGAATTCCCTTTTGCCGCACTAATCTGATCAAGTATTCTGCTAGGTTTGGTAAGAAAAACGGATTTTCAAGACTTGATGCTTTGAAGATCATTCACTACGGCATTCTAATGTACCATTTTGCCGGTTTTCATAATACAATTGCAGATCCTCATGAAACTTTCTGATAAAACATTTTCACTCCTCAAGAATTTTGCATCAATCAATCAGTCACTTATTTTTAAAAGTGGAAATAAGTTAAAAACTATTTCTCTTATGAAAAATATTTTTGCTGAAGCAACTATTTCGGAATCTATTCCCTGTGATTTTGGAATTTATGATCTGAACCAGTTTTTAAATGGTATTGCACTTCATCAAAATCCTGAACTTAATTTTGAAAATGTATCATATCTTACAATTGTTGGTGGTGCTTTGGTGAGTAAGTACTACTTCTCTGATCCAAGTGTAATTGTAAGCCCCCCAGAAAAGGAAGTTGTTCTTCCGACAGAGGATGTATGTTTTGAGCTTTCTTCAGATCAACTTGAAAAGTTAATTAAAGCATCTTCTGTTCATCAGGTTTACGATCTAAGTGCCATTGGTGACGGTGAGACTATTAGTCTCAAGGTTTGGGATAAGGAAAATTCCACATCTAATGAGTTTTCAATTCCTGTAGGTAAGACTGATTCAGTCTTCACTTTTAATTTTAGAGTTGAAAATCTTAAAATTCTTCCTGGAAAGTATGAAGTTGTAATATCTAGACACAATTTTTCCAGATTCCGCCACTGCACTCTGGATCTGCTATACTACATTGCGCTTGAACCGGATTCCTCATTCAATTAATGAACATCTTTGTAAATGATTTGTGTCCGGTGCTTTCTGCCGTGGCACTTCCTGACAAACACGTAGTTAAAATGCCCTTGGAGACATGTCAGATGATCTCCATCATCTACTCCAAGTGGTACTATAATTGGGGAACCATTCCCAAGAAAGATGATACGCCATATAATACGGAGAAAGGTGCGTTCCGCAATCATCCCTGTACTCAATGGGCGGCAAAATCTCACGAGAACCTTGCCTGGTTGATTCGACACGGATTTGCCCTTTGTAATGAGTATCGGCACCGTTATGGTAAGGACCATGCATGTATGAAAGGACTTGAAGTTGCGGAGAATATCTTTGCTGCTAAAAGTGAAAAGGAGATCTCTATCTACAAAAATGTGGTAGAATTCACAAGGGCAATGCCCGATGAATACAAACTTGATGAAAGCATTGATACATTCACTGCCTACAAAATGTATATTAGCAGCAAACCTTGGGTTGTAGATAATTATCTTCGCATCCCCGAAAGAAAACCTTACTGGATTTAATTATGACTTTTAAATTAACACAAGAACAGACCGAAACTATTCGAGCAGTATTTGATAAACAATCACCGGGAAATGGTAACTATGATTGTTGGGAAGGAATAAACAAACAACT